AGCTATAGTGCTAAGCCATGGAAACTCAGCAGCGAGTCCAGGGTTGACACTATGTGATAACATCTGAGTACCAGTACCATTAGAACTAACATCACGAACAAATTCACGATGAGTAAGCCTAACATGCTTCATTGGACTACCAGTTTTAACTGTAGTCCCGTAAGCAGTTGGAGCAAAAGTAGGGATCATTTTCGTAACCGGACCACTTCGGTTCTTCCGTTTCCGGGAGTTTTTCTTTGTGCTTCGTCCCTTGGGACGGACAGGACGCGGGTTGCGTCGGTTTTGATTTCTTCTTCCAGACATTGTTAAATAGTGTGTATATAAAAATGTTCTGCATTGAAAAGGTTAGGTGCAAGCACCTATTCGGGGGCGTCCCCCCAGGGTATTTCAGGCCCTTTGTGAAAGATGCTGCTCACATTGCAGCGTCAATTTCAGCCATCTATTCGACCATCCAGTCAACAGATAACATAGGTAGATGCAGAATATTTTTCCTGAGCTTCCGCTCAAACACTCTCTCGTCTTCACGAGTGAGGCCATACACCAATTCGAAAGCGTCCCACGTTGCTTTACAGACTACATAAGTGGTCTCACCACTAAGTCTATGGGAGTAAGACGGATCTGACACTTTCGCTTTAACAGAGGCAAGTCTCTCATTGAAAACTCGCAAGTACACTCTCAGAAATGGAACATGCATGCCAGTTGCACGATAGGATAACATACTACCTTTCAACAGGGAGTTATACTCATCAACTGACCGATGGGGGTGCCAAAGCATCCAACCCATTTTACATAACACACGGCCAGGCTTTTTCCCGATTGCATAACCACCAACAACAGGGAAAAATCGACATGACACAAATTCCACTTCAGTAGGGTTCGCTGAGACTTGAATCTTCAGCTTGAAACCCAGATCAGACACATAACGCACCAACTTCTCTTCGCCGGAACGAGCCCACGCTTTACTGGTCATGATCGTGTAGTTATCATCACCAATGACAGCAATTGCGAATTCTTCGCGGGAAACACCGCTGGACAAATATGCACCACAAATCGCTTCCGCAGTGGTCTTATTATTCCCAGAAGTTGTGTCATTCGAACCAGACTGTCGACGATAGAAATATTTCATCAACCAGCCAGACCCATAGACTTTCAACTTTTCCCTTGCTCTCAGTATAAGACCACCATGTTCTAATTCAAGAAATCCCAGGTGCTTATACCAAGCGTGCTCGCGGAGCTTGCAAAACTTTCCTTGAGTTACATCATACTTTGAGAAATCAGTTCCGACAAATACACAATTAGAAACACCACCAAGGCGTTCAGTGTGAAATGCAAACCATCGATTATACTCATCAGTAGTAGCACCAGATGCCACCCAGGTGTAATACTCAATATGCCAAACGAACTTCATGGCCAAAGCATAGGTATAAAACCAGAGCCCAGTCGCAACTTTTTCAAACATTGAACATGCTTGAATCATTCGAGGACGTACGGCTTCAAA